CAAATCTTCTTGTAATTTCTTAACACCATCAGCAGGATTAAATTCAGTCGCAACCTGTCCAAGTACAGCCTGGATCAGCACCTCATCTGATTCGTTGGTACGGTCTCCAATCAAGACACGCTCGAAGGCTGTGTAAGGGTTCGCTGAGCGAATTGATACGAAGGTACGACCTTCTTCTTGCAAGTATTTGTTAATGATTTTAAATTCCATAATTATTTACCTTCTTCTAATTTCTGAGAGGCCTCATCAAAGAGGTCCTTGAGTGCTTGATCGCTATCTAACACATTGTTAAACTTGCTTAATAGCTCGTTTACGCGCTTGTATTCCTCGTTTGCTTCTTCGTATAAGACCTTGTAATTTGAGGCTTCTACGATTGCGTTTGCGAGTTTCTGCGAGATCTCGTTTACAATTTTATCTACTGTGTTCATAGATTTCCTTTCTATCTCCAATTAGGATAGTAACCTCTGCTATAGTTACCAGGGACACCATTAAGATTGCGGAAGTTATCAAAGATCTCATCTAAGATAACTGAAAGACTGCTTCCTTTGATAACAATATCGTCCATCCCAAAAAGCTTTCTGCTTTCGGTATTAAGAGAGACACCTCCACCCTGTGAGCTTGGCGCGAAGTCCATCGTTCTACCATAAAAAGTAATGGCTGTTTGAACATTGCCACCTTGCCGACCGTTCCAGATCTGAATACCAGCAGATGTATGTTCTATACCTGTCACATGGTTTCGGTTACTCATAAGCTGAGTATACGCACAAGGTACACCATTCAAGGAACCTTGGCCAAAAATTAAAAACTGCAAAGGTTTCCCATTAAAACTATTTCTAATTCCTACAGCGTCCATGTTCATATCAATCCAGCCAGTCTGCAGATCAAAATCAGTAATGCCATTCAGAGACGATAACTTCCCACCTTTGATAAGATTTGCGGTCAGGCCATCTGCTGTGATATTCTTAGCTGATACGTTGATAAGTCGTGCTGTGCTTGCGTCAATTTCTCCGATGTGGGCCGTGCCAATCTGAGCGTTGCCAATCATGGAGCTTTTGATAACCCCGTCTTTGATATAGGTCTTGTCTCCGATCGAGATCAAGCCCTCGTTAATCTTAACTGATCCGTCTAGATTGAGGTTAATCTGTCCTAGCACGTCACCCGCACTGTTTAGGTTACGCACTGCCCACGAATCAGCAAGCTGTGTTACTTGCGTTTTAACGGCTTCTAGTGGCACTAGACTATCATCTGGTGATGGTTGCCATAAGCGATCACTAGAGCCTTCGTAAAAGTCAAGCTCAGTCATAAACAGACCAGACCAGCCGTTGGGATTGCCTTCGTATGAAAACAATAAATAGCCATTGTCAAAATCGCCTGTATTAAACTTAAACGAACGTTTAAAGGCCCGTTCTGAGTTAAAAGCAGGGTTTCCTGTCTTATCAAAGATCGTTTGAATCTCGTCATAATCTTGGTTGACTGAGTTTTTTTTACGTTTCCGCAACTCGACCGTAAAACGGGCCGTGTTAGCGTCAAAAGCTAGCATGTTGAGCATGTAATCAGTATTCTTCTTGAAGATAAACCGCGGACTGTTCACGACTGCTCCATTGCTAAGTTGAAACATTCGTTTCTGTCCGTTTAAGTAAAATTGGTGAGCTAAGAACCTAAATTTGCTAGGGTCACCGTTCCAATATTTTAGCCCATCATCAGCACGGGAGTTTTTGAGCATATTTGGGCCACCACTTGTCGAGTACTTACCAACTTCGGTTTGGAAGATCTGGCTAGACATAACAAGCCGTGAGAGCTTGTCTGGTGCGTCTGTTTCAGACTTACCGATGATTCGCTCATAGAGCTTGTTGCTCTCAGTTAGCTTGTTAAATTCTACGTTTTGGCTTGCAATCCTACGATCTAAATCACTTACTTGCCCTTTCGTGTCTGATAGCTTGTTATTTAAATAATCAGCATACGCCTGTGGCGCGAATGAGCGTTCTATGTTGCTATAGATCTTATTATAGATCGTGTCACCATCAACTCTATTGATCCCTTCCGTTACTTTATTTTGCAAGTCCTGACTAGATAAGATTTGTTGCTTGATCTGGTCGGATAGCTTGGACGTGTCTGGAAGCGTTCCAGCTTTCGTGAGGGCCTCTTGCGCTTTTGCGGTGGCCTGTGCGATGGCTTGGTTCGTTGAGGCTTGGGCGTCGTTGACTATTTTCTCAATTTTTGACGTGTCAACTTTGAGAATTTTTGGGAGCCATTCCGTCCCACTCCAATAATAGAGCTCTGTTTCTTCGCCTACCGTTAAGTATAAGAGATCGCCTTCGTGAAGCGTCCCTCTTGGCTCATCTTTTGGCTTCGTGGTCCCGTAATAGTTAGTATTTTTTCCATTTGCCGAAACAAGCGCCCGTGTGGCCACCTCAAGAGCACCTTCAGCGTATTCTTTCGACTCAGACACGCTTCGCATGATCGAACCTTCCGACGTGATCGCTTTCTGGACGGTTCCAATATCGTTACACGTTACCTTGTGGGACAATAGCCGGCCCGTCACGTCATACGAGCTCTCATAAGACACAATACGGATCTTTTCACGGAACCCGATCGTCTCATTAATAGCCATTATATAGTCACCCTCGCGTGGCCGTGTGTACTTATACCCGGCTTGCGTGAGATCTTCCATGCCAAGCTGAACCGAGATCGAATAGGATTCGTCGACTTCTTTTTTTAACCGTTCTAAGAGCTTACCAGTCTCTTTATAGCGCTCGTCTTTAACGGGTTCGCCTTCAATACGGCCATAGATCCGAGCAAGTGGGCTCTCGTATTCCGAGGTATATCGGCCCGCGTCGTGGTTATTTTCGTCCTTCCACGCCCCCAGACCTTTTTTGTAAGTGATAAAGGCACCGATATTCTTTTCAATCGTGAGCTCGTTCATATTAAAGTTTTTACGGACTACTGTTGAAAGGTCAGTCCCGACTTTCTTCACAATCCGAACGACCTTACCAGTAACCGAAAATTCGAGACCAGCTTCTTTAATGATCTCTTTAAACATTTTGAGCCGTTTCGTGTTACCGAAATTCTCTTTCCGGATCGCTTTCGCTTCCGCTTCGATCACATACCGATAGCCACTATCTTTGAAAATAGATTCAATATAAACTTCAAAGCGATTTGAGCCATTAAACTCTTTATAACAATTTGAGTGCTCGAAATCGTAAAAGAATTGGTGGACCGCGTCAAAAGATAGCGAAATGTTTTTTCCTTCGTCTTTCGGCTTCGCGTAAATGATCTTATAGAGTTCGCCATCGAAGGTAAAGCTCCACCCACGATCTAATTTTGATAAAACTTGCTTATTAGAAACAACTGTCCCCGAAATTGACCGTTCACCATTTACAGCGTTTTTTGTTGTTAACTCGACTTGGGCCCCGTATCCGTTGCCTCTTTCGTCGTAAAAAGTAATCAATGATCCACCTCCTCTCTAGCGATAAAGCTCTTTAAAACCGAGGATCTTGACAGTCCCCTTGAAATTTGTAAACCAATTTACTGACCGGTTAGGCTTTGGTCGAATAACGAAATATTCATAATTCGTCCGGTTGTTTACGTTTAAATCTTGCGTCGTTGGTCCTTGATAGATCGCCGTCTCAACTCCCTTTAAGAGGAGCTTTTGGCCAGACCTTAAAGGCGTTTCTGTGTGTCGGTAAGTAAACCGACGGCCGTCAATCTCAACGAAAAAGTCGGTATTATCAGCGTTTGCGGTCAATTCCACAACAAACGGTACTTCTAATTGGCTAAGTGGTGCCGTTCCGTTGTATGCAAAGCTGTTTGTACTAAGTGAGAGATCTCTTGGGACTGTCTCACCATACGGGAGCTCTGCTGTCACGAATGAGAACGAAACATTATACTTGATCCCGGCTTCTGAATTGCCAATAAAATCAAAATCAATTTGACCATCTCCCACAACGTTATAACGATATTTCCAGTTAGCGTGTGGCAACTGGGCAATGTTGAGATCGCCCGTTGTTTGTCCCGGTGTCTGGAAGTCGTAAATGTTATTTACGTTTTGGTACAACTTCGTAATATAAAAGCTATCGTCACCCAAGACCCAGCGAGAAATTTCGTCCTTTTTATTTAAAAAGTCCTCCATCGATCCCGCTGAAACCCTTGCTGTGACTGAGATTTTCTTTTCGGTATAGGTCAAGCCGTCGAAAATATAACCATTGCGCCCCTTGACGGTTCGCCTTGATAACTCCACGGCCGGGGACAAATCGTCGACCGTGATATTGTAAAGACCAAGGCCAGAAAGTTTCTGACTTTGGCCGTCTTTTTCAATTAATAAGTCCATCGTTCCCCCTTTACGCGAAATAAGCGTCTAGCGCCTTTTCTCTCGCGTCTTTTTCTTTGATCGTAGTATAGATCTTATCTCCCACGATCTCGTTATGTACTTCGAATTTTTGGTTCGAAAGTTGCGAGTTCTTGACTTCGTCGCTCAAGTCCTCAAGGGACGAACGAACGCCCGAGCTTGTCAAGCTTGCGCTTGTGGTCAATACACTATTAGTCTGATAGTCTTGATCTGTGATCGCTTGTGCGTACTCTTTCGCCATCGCCTTAATATCACCGACCCAGTCTTTCATACCGAGGTACATACCTTCGCCTGTGAATCCCCCGATCTTCTTCGTGACGCGAGATGGCGAATGAATATCCAAGGCCGAGCGCATAATATCGGCAATGCTCGAAGCGATACTATAAGCGAGTGCATAGAGCGAACCAGCCATCGAAGCAAGTCCGTTATACAGGCCTACGCCCGCGTTAAAACCAACGGCTGACAATAAAACAGGCAACGAGCTAAACGATACTGAGATCTGATTACAAGCCATACTAGCAAGTGATACAGCTTGATTCATACTTGAGCTTATCGTGTTAGTAAAAGCGTCCATACCACTTTTAGCGCTATTTGTGACGCTTTGGAACGTCGACTTAAACGCGCTCTCTAGTTTCTTCCCTGCTGAAGAACTAGTCTGTTCAATCTTATTCAAACCACTTTGAACTGCTTGGGCTGCCGCGTTCATTTCACTTGTGACAGTCTTTTGCATATTTTGGTAATTCGTTGAGATAGATTGTGACATTTTAGAGCTTGCTTGCTCTGCCTGTTGGGCCATCTTATCAAAATCTGTCTGAGCACTAATAGCCATTGCATTTGTAGCGCTTGTTGCTCCCGTTTGCATTTGTTGGAAGTTTGCGACAACGTTCGCGCTCGCTTGTTGCGCGTTAGTAGTTGCAGCCGTGTTGACTCCCGTCGTGCTCGCGTTCGCATTATTCATCAACTGATTCAACTCACTGCTTGCGTTCGCGTTCAACTGGCCGATGTTGCTCGTTACGCCTGTATTCATCTGTCCAGTTTGAGCTGTTGCGTTTACGTTCATTTGATTGAACGAAGCGTCAGCATTTGCAGCGAGTTGTTGCAAGTTCATTGTCCCGCTTGCGTTCGTTGTGTTGAAGTTATTCGTGGCCGTCTGTTGCAATTGAGTTGTACTATCCATCGCATTTGTGGCCATTTGGGACATATTAGCCGTAACGCCCAAGCTCATGTTAGACGTTGACGCGATCGTATTCGTGCTCATTTGATCGTAAGACGTCGACACGTTAGTTGCTGCGCTTGTCGCGTCATAGCTTAATTGAGTAGTTGTTTCTGAGCTTTTAGCCTTGATATTTTCAGCCGTATTATTGATAGATTCTTCGGTTTTCTTTCCGCCTTCATCGGATTTACCAGTGATCCAGTCCCAAATACCGCCGAAGAAATTTCCGATGGCGTCAGCGACACCTTTCAAAGCGTTAGGAATAAAGTTTAATAGAGCTCCACCGAAGCCCTTAATAATCTCCCAAGCAGCCGAGACAATATTCGGCAAACCTTGAATAATCGCTAGCGCAAGCTGTACGACTAATTGAGCGCCAGCCGCTAGTAATTGCGGTAATGCTTGAGCGAGTCCACGAATCATCTGACCGATGATCTGTACTGCGCTTTGAGCGATCTGTGGTAACGAATTAATGATCCCTTGGACGAGACTTACGATCAATTGGATACCACCTTGTAAGATCGTTGGCAAGTTTGACAATATCGTTTGCATAAAGCCAATAATAACTTGCGTTCCCATCTGGATAATCGCTGGCAATGCTTGAACAATACCGTTTACGATATTCATCAAGATCTGAATACCTTGTTCAAGAATCTGTGGAAATTGCGCTTGTATGTTGGTTATGAAGTTAGTTACAATCTGTTGCGCTGTCGAAAGGATTTGCGGTAAGTTTTGCAAGATCCCTTGTGTAATGCTAAGAAGTAACTGCATACCAATTGAAAGCAATTGTGGCGATGCTGAAAGCAAGCTGTTGACCAAAGTCCCGATGATAGTCACCGAGGACGAGATCAACGATCCCGCATTTTGGCCCACACCTTGTACAAGACTTCCGATCAATTGTACCCCAGCGTCAACAATAACCGGGAACATTGTCGCGAATCCTTGCGCGAGTTTGGCTACTAGATCAGCACCAGAAGCGATAAGGCTCGGTAATTGACTAGTAATTCCATTTACTAGGTTTTGAATGATCTGTGGTCCTTTTGTCGTGACTGTGGTAATCAACTGATCGATCTGTTTTCCAAATTGTTGGTTAATTAGGCCAAGACCAGCAAGAACTAGACCAAGAATAGCGGCCGGGCCGATTGACGCGAGGGCAATTCCCATCACGGAAGCGATACCACTTGTCATCATTCCAAGAACAGATATACCTTGCGAAGCTGCTCCACCAAGTGCGCCCGGAATACCGCCGATCTTGCCAACGAAGTTTGTAATAGATCCGCCAGCCACACTAAATGCACTTGACGCGACTGATCCGAGAGCCAGCGTTTTTGTAGCAACTGCCCCCATAACACCAGTAAGCGAAGTTAGTCCGCGTACGGCTGGGCCAAACGCAAACGCGCCCACAAGTCCTAGAACAGCCGGTTTTAATTTAACCATGGTGCTTTCGAACTTGTTCGCTTGTTCGTCGGTCATTTTAGTACCGTTTAAAAATTGGTTCAAAGCCGGGTTTAATGAATTGATAGCGTCCAAAAAGTTTTGCAAGCCTTTAGAATTAGAAATTTTATCAACTAACTTATCAACCCATTTTACAAGTGTCGTAAGGACTGGCAAAACAGCCGTTCCTACTTTTATTTGAAGCGTTTCAAACGAACCTCTCAAGGCTTCAACGGCCCCTTTTAGGTTGTTGAGCTTTTCTGCCGCAACTTGTGCTGCGCTCACTTTGTCAATAGCGGCTTGCATACTGTTTGCGCCATCTGCTCCTTCGTTCATCGCGATAGTTGCAGCACGCACCGCGTCGGTACCGAACATGGTTTTCAAGGCCATTTGTTTTTCCGCGTCAGTAAGTCCGCCTAAATGATCTTTCAAAACTTGAGAAATCTCAGCGAATGACTTGATCTTGCCTTCAGCTGTGAAGAACTGGTTTGAGCCATCGGCTGTAATGATACCGAGTTCTTTCATCATGTTCGTTTGTGCTTTAGTTTGCGGTTGCAAGTTCATCAACATAGTTTTAAGTGATGTACCAGCGTCTGAACCCTTGAGTCCGTTTTGAGCAAATACTGCGAGGGCGTTAGTGGTATCACGAAATGATAAACCAAGCCCAGAAGCAACTGGAGCGACCATGGAAAGACCATATTTCAGCTCGTGGACGTCTGTTGCTGACGCGTTAGCAGCTCCCGCGAGTTGGTCTGCTGCTTGCGTGGCCGTCATGCCGTCACGTTTAAACGCGTTTAAGGCTGTCGACGTAATTTCAGCCGCTTCTTTCAAGTCCAATTCCCCAGCTGTGGCCAAGTTAAGGGACGCGGTAAGCCCACCGTTTAGAATATCTTTTGTTGATACCCCAGCTTTTGAAAGTTCACCGATCGCGTCAGCAGCTTCGCCAGCACTAAAGGCTGTATCGGCCCCAGCTTTGATTGCAGCGTCGTTGAATTGCTTCATCGTCGCTTCACTCTCACCAGTCACGGCCTTGATATTGCTCATTTTAGCTTCAAATTCAGCAGCCTTTGAGACTGTACTCTTGATTGCTTGTTTCCCGAGATCAAAGAGTTTGTAAGCAGCAGCAACACCTAAAACCTGTTTTACTAGGTTCGTTGACGCGCTCGCCGCTTGATTTGTATGGTTTACAATCCCGGTCAAGGCTCCTACTGCCTTCTGCCCAGTCGTTTGAAACGCGTTCCCGAGCCGTCCGCTTACATTGCTCGCGAGACTGTTAACCGATGACAAGATTTTGCCTCCGAACGAGTTTTGAACCCGTTCCGCGAAGCTGTTCGCCTTGCTGGTTAGGTTGGTAAACATACTAGACCATGACGAGTTGATCGGATTCAGCACTCTCTGGCCAAGTGCACTCGTAAGATTCCCAGCCACGGACTGGATTCGAGCTTCGAGCCGGGCCATAGAATCCCCAATAGAGCCAAAGGCCGTCTTATACGATCCAGACATATTGTTAGCCGAATTAGTAAATACTGACCCTAAACCGTGGACTTTGGAGCTGATACTCTGCGCCATAGAGTCGACGCTGTTTGCCATTTCAGCAAACGCGCTTTTTGGTGATTTGATCGCGTTTGAAATATCAAAATCAAACGCCTTTTTAATTTTGGAATTAATGCTAGCCCCAACGGCCGAAACGTCGTTTTTTATCGCTCCGAAGACTGATTTTACGTCAGCCGAAACGCGAGTAAATGCCTTTCGTATGGGGTCAGGTAATTTTGCGCCGATGTTAGAAGAGATACGCTGTAACTCTCCGAGGGCGATTTTGAATCCACCGGTCAACCCTTGGCCGATTTTAGATCCGATATTCTGGTTACTGTTTGCGAGCCGGTTCATTAATTCCCCGACTTCACGAATCATCTGATTTGCACTTTTAGAGGCCTCTTGTGCAGCACTCTGAAATGCTTTACGTGTCGAACTTACGACGTCGCTCATCGCCTTTTCATATCCCGATAAGTCCGCACCGATAATCGCTTCAATTGATCCGTCAAAAGCCATCGCCCATCACCTCCTTTTTTATTATCTATTTCTAAAATGCTCGTTAAGACGCTCGATCTTTTCAAGCATATTCTGAGAATTTCCTCGTTTTTGTTCTTCGTGTTGTCTGAATAGACGACGCACTTTCTCGCGATCCTTTTTCTTGCTCAACTTGCCAAAGTCCGCTTTTTTAGCGTTCAACGTATAGCGAAGATTAAAAGCAAGTTCGACAAGGTTTTCCCTTTCTTCGATTGCTCGGTAATAAAGACCCTCGCGAATTGCGTCAAGCTCGTTTTTGGTACACGAGAAGATAATATTCGGGTCAGTTAGACCCAAACGCGCACACTCTATTAAGAGATTGCGTTTCTCAAGCGCCCAATTTGCGCTTCCGTCTGCTCGATCTGAAGTTCCGCCTGTGCCTTGTCTTCCGCTGTTTCTGCTTTGGCTTTGAGGTATTTCAAGACCAGCTCGAGATTTTCTAAGTATTTCGAAACTTTCTCTTTGAAAAAACCAGATTCTACCATCTCTTCTTCAAGTGCTTCAAAAAGTGGCTCTGCGCTCTCTGCCCCGAGATCTTCCATTTTGTCCGCAATTGCTTTGATCGCTTCTTCATCGCTTACGGCTTTCGCTTTTTTAGAAGCGCATAGCTTGATAAGATCCACAAGAGCTGAATCGTTACGATCCACGATACGAAGAAATAGAGCTCCGACGCCGTCTTCGTTACGTGTGCCATCTGGGGCTTGAGATCCCAAGTCACGATTGACCTTGTACATGGTCATATAATCAAATTTGATTTCGATTGAACGGCTTCCGACTGTAAATTCCATTTAAAAACTCCTTTTTTGTCAAAAAAATAAAAGCAAAAGGGCATTTGAAGCCCCTTTGCTTGAAAAATTAGCGTGTGATATTGTTGTAATCGCCTGTTGTTTCGCCCGGGTTTTGGTACTCGTAAACGTCGTTTAACATTGCGATTTCGTCCGCTGAAAGTGGGAAACGTCCGTCACGCAAACGGCCGACAATACCCACGGTATAGTTCAACTCAACGAATCCATCGATCGCGTCAGTAAATTCAACATCGTCGGTAATTTTACCGTAACCAAATTGAGCTGGATAGGTATCTTTTCCAGAAGTTGCGTCTTTGACGCTATCATCAACGATAACGCGCCAGATCTTTAATGATTCCCCTGTCTTTTGTGCGTCAAGCACGGTTTGGACTGATGGATCTTTAGGCGCGAAATATTGAGTCAACTCGATAGAGTGTTCATCTGTTGCTTTTTCAAGCAAGCGCCCTTGTTGAGTTTGTTCGTCAATGTATTCACCACCCATGGTAGTTGTACCATCTGTACGATAGGCTGGAAGCATTGCCCCATTGCCTTTCTCAGCGTGAATTGATTGAATGAAATAGAATACTTTTTTACCTACGACCGGCTTTGCGATCGTAATTTTGATTTTTGCTTTATCTTCAGCTTCACCCATTTAATTATTTCTCCTTTTAGAAAATTGTATCTGTTAATGCAATGACGATATGATAGACTTCACGGCCTACCGTATCGTCTAAGAGTACGCTCGCGTTCATATTGTGATTGTGGCCAATCCTACGAAGAGCCTCTGATTTGACTTTCTCAACTCTGGCCCGGCTTTCCGTGCCCGGTAAGAAGATATCAATCTGTACGCTCATATCCTCGATTATAAGCCCCGTTTGAGCTGTTTTTGACGTGTCCGAGCTAGATTGCCCGATTACCAAAAACGGCTCGAGTGTGTCTTGTTTTGGTAGCTTGAATTTGATCGGAATATTGAGCGGTTTTAACTTTTCGCGTAAATCTGCGAGCATTTGAACTGAAGGCGTTTCGTTTGCCATGAATCACCTCCTAAACATTTTACGAAGGTTCTTAAATAACACTTCGCTTTCTTCCTTAACGGCTGGACCAAGAAACGGCTGGGCCTTCATCTTACGAGTTCCAAGCTCCACATAGACCGAATAACCAGCGGGAGATATTACTTTGTACCGTAGCGTACCCACCCGAGCGACAAAGATCCCGTTTCGCATGAATCCGGTATCGACTGCTGCTTTCATTTTGGATTTCCGTTCCACACGCAAGGCCGATCGTTGTAATTCTGCCGATACGGCCCGACGCGCTTCCCGTGGCTTGTTTTGAACCTTCCGAATGAACTTGTCCAGCCCCTTTACTGAATATGAAAAACTCATAAGTAAATAACCGTGCTATTATGATGATATCGTTTGCCCTTGATCTTGAGCCTGTGGCCATTGTAAATCACTTCCGAGAAGCCTTTGTAAGTGCCTTGTAAGTGCAATTTGAACGAATCAAAATCATACTTACCAAAGAGGCCCATCATCTCATAACTAGATAATGAACTTCGCATACAAGGGACCGGGAAACTCTTCTTTGTTTCCGTGCTCTCAAGCAATTCGTCCTCTGGCTCTTCCTCAAAGATCAAAGTCACACGTTCGTTATAGATCATACACGCGCCCCCTTAAATGAATCGAGCGATCCCGCGGGCCCTGTGTTTGACCGCTAGGCCTTGCAACACGGCCTTATGCTCATCTGTTAGATAGCTAGACTCCCAAGTGAAGCTCCGGCCTTCCTCGCTGTCCGCTGTCGCGCCTTCCGAGTTTAGACGGTTGAAGCGACTGACGGCAACGTCTCGAAGGATATAAGCCACGCTTTCGGGTAATTCCTCGAGTGCTGTTTCCGAGAATTGATTGACGTAAGCGATCATACGCTCGAAGCTATCCCGTACAATAAGGACTAAAAGATCATCTTGTTCTTGGGCAGCCTTGGGAATACCTTTTAGAAGTCGAAGCTCTTCCGTTACTTGATCGATATTGATTGCTGTCATCGCTAAAACCTCCTAAGACTAGGCTGCCGCTGTTGCCGTTGGTGCTTGAATTGTTGCTTCTACCACACCGTCCGGAATTTCAGCAAAGAGAACGTTTGCGCCAAAGAATACTGACTCGAAAGTCAAGTTATTAAGATGACGGTCACGCGCAACACCGATCAATCCTGTTTCATCTGTGAAGTCTGCGAACAATCCGCCAAGATCTCCACCAGACACATTCAGGTAAGCGAAAACAAGGTTTTCAACGGCTGTTGTATAGATCTTTCCTTGTGGACATGAAGGCATTACGATAACGTTTTGCATACCGAGGAAGTTTTGAAGAAGAGTGAATCCGAACACGTTTGAAGCGTCAGACGCAACGGCTGTACTTCCGAGGTATTCAGCCACGTCGAGCGGGTTAACGAAAGAAACAAGTGGAGAACCTTCGAATTCGTTGAAAGTGGTCAATTTGCCCCAGCTATTCGCAAGCGCTTGTTGAAGTCCTTTTCCTGTTACTTTAGTTTTAGTCTTTTTAAGGTAAGCGAGGAAGTCGTCCTTGATTCCGTTTTGAATTTCACGAAGTAAGCGTGTATCTGCTTCTGTGATAGCGCGTGACGCACCGTGGCGAGCGATCGCTTCCGCTGATACAGCGCGGCGTTTCTTAAACCATTCTACGGTGTATTCTTGGTCTTTAGCGCGTGTCATTTTAGATAGTGGAATTGTTTCACCTTCAGCGGTTTTAGTTGTGTCAACGTCTGCGGTCCATTTGTAAGTTTGGATCTTTAGGTCGTTTGTCAATTCTTGACGGCGAGTTACTCCCAAAAGACGAAGTAAGTCGTTAATGTTTTTAGAAAATTTGTTGACAAAATCAATGGACTTGATTTCGCCCAAGTCTGTCATGGTTGTTAGTTTTGCTTCAGCCATATTTTAATAGCCCTTTCTAATTTTTAAATAGTCCAATGTTTGCAGCGATCATTGCTTGACGTTCTTCGTCGTTCTCAATAGCCATGATCTCCGCTTTAGTCATAGATACTGGGCCCGTACCCTTGCGAGGCGCTTTCTGGGTCAAACGTTCATCGACGCGGGCTTCTACCGCCTTATCAAAGATTTTTCGCAACGTGCCGATCTTCTCTTTTGTGGCTTCGGCTGTTTCATCAATCACAAAGTCGATAAACTCGCCCGGAAGCCCTTCTTCGCTCAATAGCGTTTGAGTGGCCACGCGCATTTCTTTAATTGCAAGAGCTCGCTCGCGTTCTTCGATCGCTTGGATCCGTTTCGCTTCCTCTTCTTTCGCGCGTTCGTCTTTGGTCAGCTTTGCGAGGCGTTCGCCTTCGCTTTTGGCCTTTTCGATTGCTTCAGCTTGCTCTGCTTCCCAGCTTGCACGGGCTTTTGCAATTTCGGCTGCAATTGCTTTTCCAAACTCTGCGCGTGTAAAGGTACGTTCTGCCTTTTCCTGCTTTGTCTCAACTTGTTCTTCTTGAGTGACGTCTTGCTCAATAGCTTCAGTCTCAACTGCTTGTGTATTTTCTGACATGATTTTCCTCCGATGGTTACGCCATCACTCGATATTCTCGCTTTACGTCCGGCGACGAAACAATGCAGCTTTTAACGTCCTCCGCATAGTCTGGACAATAAAAAAAGCGGTCTATTCCCGCTTGTCAAGATACCGGATCACCTCCGATCACTCGTCTTTGTCACCTCGTGACTGTTTAATGCTATTTATGATACCTTCTACCATTCCAGCGATCACGGCCAAACCTGTCACGACTAGAAAGGCAAAGCATAAAAGGCCCGCTGTGTACGATACCATATCCCAGATATTAATCACTCGATTCCTCCTCTCCGATTTCTCCCGCGTCCGGCATGATCGTAGACCGACAATTATAATGGAACGGGGGCATATTAACCCCGACTTGCGCGTCCTCTAGCTTATATAGCTTATCTTCTTGCGCGATTCGTCGGCAAATTTGAGTTGTCCGATCGTCTAGCACGACCAAGATCCGATAGAATTCAAGCCCAGCTTTCTGGTACCGCTTGATAGTGGCCCGATTTATGACGGCCGTCGCGTCAGTCCTTACTAGCGTTTCAGCTCGGGACCGTGCCACGTTGAATTCTTTCCGAATTTCACGGGCCATATCTTGCGGGCTGTCCCCACGAACAAATCCTTGTTTAAATACCTCTCTCAGCTTTTGCGTGAGGCTGTCAGTATTGCCCCAAAGTTGTTCCGAATAATTTCGGCCATTGAAAGGCGTCTTGATAATCTCTTCAAACGCTGGACGGTTGACCGCGCCTGTACGGCCTCCCATAGCCTTTCTGTACGCGTATTCTGCGACGGTGAATAAATACTTCTCGAAGCTCTTATGAAGCGCTCCTGTGAGCACTCCGAGCCTGTGGATAGCTTCCAACTGCAAAGCCTCAATTCTGATCGCTCGAGCTGACGCGTATTGTTGGTTTAATCGCTTCAATAGCTCCGGATCCTTTTCGGCTTGCTCGCGGTATAGCGTCGCATTTTCCACATAATCACTAAGATCCTCACCTCGAAGGCGCTTCGTTGCGTCTTGATAAGTGAGTTCATGATCTTCAGCGTACTTCGTGTAAAAGTCAAACAACGACTTTTGAAGCGTTACAGCTTCATTTCGATAGATCTTTTCTAACTCGGCAAAAAAATCTATATCTTTTCTGTCAACGTACTCAAATATCTCACGGGCGCGTGCTTCCCAGTATTTCTCATGGTTGGTTGTCTTCAGACTCTTCATCTGCCATTACCTCGTCGCCCTGCTCGGCGTTTTGTGCCTCGTCTTGTGGTTTGATCCGTGGGAGCATTTCAAGGGCTTTTTCTGACTCTTCTTTCATACGCTCTAATTCAGCTTCAGCATTGACCCCTGTCACTTGTTCGAGCATTTCGAAGATTGTTTGTTCGCTTACCACGCCATACAGGTTCTTGGCCATGGCCACAATCTCAGCGTCATTCTGTGGAATGTTAGGCGTGAATACAACGCTCGTTTCATTGATAAGGTTGTAATTGTCCGAATCGTTGCCCTTGATCTTCCAGATATTGACCGCAAGCCGTAAACGACGCATAAGGCCTTTTTCAAAAAGTAACTCTTGCTTACCGCGATAGTTATCGGACGCCATCAATTTATACTTCATCGCTTCGCCCGATTGTGTGCCCGCAAAGTTGCTGTCTGTCGTGTCTGGTGTAAAGGTAAACCGCATGATATCTTGAACTAGTCGTTCCTTGTATGCTTCGGCTCCAGCTGTATCGTATGACTTGACAAGATAATTTGCCGATGGTGCCGATCCGCCCGGGATCGGGTTATCATCGAGAATCAAGATCTTCGCTTTCTTAAAGGCTTGAGATACTGCGAGCCGTCCGTTTGGATTGACCCGACCGTCTTCCATGAAGTCTTTATCTTCTACGCCCGTGAACGGGTTCCCAGAAATAACCAAAAGGGCCTCGTTACTGTCTTGCTGAAAGTTTGCAAGCTCTGACTGTGACAAGTCGTAAGCGTCGATAGAGTCCAGTACAGCTTCGAACGCCCCTGTACGGTCTGTATTGTTGCTAAACTCGTTTACTGGTACGCCATTAAAGAAATGCTCGCTTGTATCTTTGAGATGAAGCGTGTCTGTGTCTTGGTTATCGTCCACATACTCATAAATAGCGTTACTGGTATAGACCTTAACAAAATCGCGTTTATGCCCGTTACCGTAACTGATAGAGTAATAGTTGACAGCCATCAAAGAACGTTGCTCATAACTATCGTCATAAATAACAAACGTCTGCTCTGGATCCATACGATAGAGCTTGACCCAGACCGAACCGTCTTCATCTTGGAACGTATTCAGAAGCTCGTAAGCCCGGCCATAGATCGCAAGATCTGTCTTGATCGCGACATTGTGGTCCTTTTCGTTGTTTTGCTTGCTGAACTGGTCAATCTGTTTCTGGATTTCTGCGTTCTCGTTCTTGTATTCAACCGGGTTCCCCAGCATATAGCCTTGTTCAAAAATAGCAATGTATTTCGCCCAGTCGCTTGCGATTCGATTATCTGCGCTGTATGGATCGCTCTTGTCTTCGCGGTACTTGATATTATTATCAGCGAGATAATAGCGCTTGAGTTCTTTCAAACGGTCTAATTGCTTGGATCTGTGTGTCCCGATATAGTTTTTTAGGCGTTCGATCCATTTCTGGCCCTCATATTCGATTGTTTCAAAATCTTCGGCCGTCATGATGAATTGACGATTCGCGTTCTCGTCAAAACGCCGTCCTTTCAAGAATTTCAATTTCTCTTATTCCTCCTAAAAATAATATTGTGCGCTGGTCATACGCTCTTTTACTGTGCTGCTTGTGTCGTAGACGTGTTGCGAATAGATCGCGTATCTTACCGCGTCTAATACGTCGTCATGCTCTTTTACTGGTTCGCCTGATCGCTCATTCCAGACGTATTGATAGATCTCATCTTTGAATTTTGCGACTTTGTTTGAAACGACAAAAAAGCGACCAGCTTTCATCAGCTTGGCCACCTCTTCAATTCCAGATAATACCGACTTATACGCATTAAAGCACTTGAGCCTTTCACGGTTAAACCGTCCGACGTGCTCGGGCCGTGCGCTATCAGCCCAGAAGAATATATCACCGTAGCGCGCCTTGATATCTTTTGCAATATCCACCCAAAAATCAATTTCTTTGTACTGGTGCGCGTGTTCCTCAAGTATGTACACATCGCCGGCCTCAGTTTGGCCCACGACCACAATCGAGCCCCAGTGCTCATACCCCCAGTCGACACCTGCATAGATCTTCGCGAAGTGCTCGGGTTGTTGCGTCGTGTACATATCTTCTTTGAAGTCACGATATACCGCACCTTCACCAATCACCCAACGGCCATATATACCGCGTTCGGTAAACATACCAGACGGAGTTGTCGCGATCAGATTATCAACGTACCGCTGATTTAAGAACGTGTTATCAAAGATTGTAAAATGATTCGCGACGATCTTTTCATCATCTGCCTTGTCGATATAATCGACCTTGAGCCAATGCTTCGGGTGGTCCGGGTTGGTATCACATATAATACGTGCGCCATATCCGGAGCACCGCTTTAAAATTTCATCAAAAACCTCTTTATTTGCGAGCGTGGCCTCGTTTACATAAGCACCAAAGGCTGTCATACCACGAATAGCCTTTAGGCCCGCTATGGACCCCGTAAACGTCGTTACGACGTACACGCCGAATAAGGTAAAGTTGCCGTGGCGGTCAAATTGGAATTCGTGGCCGTAAGCGTCGGTTATCTCGCGTAATATGTTTGTTTGAAGTGTCCCAGACGATACCGCCCCCAGAATGTACATCGGAGTTTGAACCCCGACTTTTGCAGCGTTTTTCTTGACACGTTTCAGCTCCATTAAAAATAGATCGTTGTCGAGCTTGGTTTTCCCGGCCCTTACTGCGCCATGGTTTATCATCATGTACCAATCGCGAGAGATTGAGCGTCGCAAGATCCCGATCTGTTTATCTGTGTACAGTCGATCAAGTGCCATCTTGTATCACTCCTTCCAGCTTCTCGAAATAATCGGCCATGATATCTTCGGACGCCATACCACCTTCAAGAGCTTGCTCGCGTTTCTTGTTCTCAAGTTGCATTGCTTTAACGCGTTCTTTCTGCTCTTTCTTATCGAGAGCGTCTTTCGTGCCCTCATTGCCGTTCATTTTAGCTAGAAGCTCGATTGCTCGCATATCGCCTTTAAGTGCCTTTTGCAAAAGCACCGTCGCAATTGCTGTCTGATTCGTCGCGCTCAAGCCCTTCTCTTCGAGCATTTCTTTTAGTTGCGGACTAAAGACGTCCATCTCCAAAATTTGATTGACTTTCTTTTTTAGGTCCGCTTTTTCTCGTCTGGCCTTGCCCGAGGCGATACCAGCTTTTCGGGCATTTCTTCGGCGTTCTTCGGGTGTTCGTTGCTCGTTTGGTATTAAGTTATCAATCCCGGCCATCGCCTCACTTCCTTACTTTTGATTTATTTACTCGTACTTATACCAGTCAAAATTTTCTTTTTTCATTTTCTCGTATAGACGGGGATTCTGTTTTTTCGAGTAATCTTTTATAATCGCCTTTATTTCCCCTTTTGTTTTTTTATCTAAGTTTTTATAGCCTTTTTTCGTCGCATATTTAGCGATGACAAATTCTTCATTCAATCCAAACGTAGAGCCAAGTTTTGCAGCGTTCTTTTGAAACATTGTCAAAAAACCTTTCGCGCCTCTCGGAACGTTCTTTAATTTATATTCTCTATCACCGAATTTTTTTATTTCGTCGATCCTATTGAATAAAAAAGGCTTCGTTTGTTCTTGTTGTTTTGCTTCAGTTTGTATTGCTTCGGCCTTTACGCCTCCGCCACCAGATTTTTTTCCTTTTCCGGAGCTTGCTCCTCTACCGCCCATGTTTCAACCTCTCTGTTGTTTCATTTTCTAAATAGTGTACTTCGATATCTCCATAATCATACTCAACCGCGCCACCGTACACGATCAATCTTTTCGGCTTCAATAACTCAATCATAACGTCCATACCATCACGCCATATTTCAAATTGTTCTTCGTTCTGTTTGACCCCGATTGTGCTGATCGCAAGTGTAGCGCCTTCCGGCAATCCATCAAAACAAAAAGAAAAGCTATCCGAATACGCCCATGATACCGTAGGAATAACCGTATAGCCGTATCTCTGCATAATCTGCCCAATCAACCGCGAGCGGTACACGTTCCAAACTTGCATAGCGACCGGCATATCGAGATATAAGCTAAAGTCTGGCGTGAGTACGCAATCGAACTCGCCTAGCTTTTCGATATAATATTCTGGCCGTTGCCATATCCTCTCGAACTGATAATCGTCAAGAAAGAAATGTACTCCCGCGCCATGATCTGGCTTGTTTAACACGTAATTAAAGCCTTGCAAGCGTTCCGGGACGTGATCCACTGGATCAAGCACGGGCATTTCAAACCGCCCTTCGGTCTTTGCTGGATCGAATAAGTCGAGATTATATTGATTTATTGTTGTTTCTCTGTGAAATTCTTTCTCTTCCTCTTCCTCTGACTCCTCTGGTTTAAAATCAAAGCCAAGATCCTCTTTTGGCAAGTCAAAGCCAAAATCTGCCATGTCCACACTGAAGATCTCGTCCAGCTCATCTCTTAACATTTCGGTATCAAAGCCCGTGTCCATATTTAGCTTGTTATGTACCAAGATATAGGCTTTCTTTTGATCCTCTGATAAGTGAGACAAGCGAATGACTTCCGCTTCCGTGTACCCGAGTTGCTTGAGCGCTTGCAAGCGTCCGTGGCCTTCGATGATGATATTATTTTCATCAATCGCGATCGGATCATTGTTTCCAAATTCTTGAATCGATTTTTTGATCTTGTCGATCTGCTCTTGCGGGTGCAATTTTGCGTTTCCCTTGTATTCCACCAGATCTTTTATTTTGACTTTTTCGATTTGCATGATGACACCAAAAAAGCCCCGGAGCAGGGCTAAAAAAGAATAGAGTATATAAAGAAATATATCAGATAAGGCAACACCAAGCCTTACCAAAGCGGACGGGTGGAATCGAACCACCGAAACGAAGAATTTTTAAAAAAATATTATAAGGAGTTCCCACGAATGGAAAAGTTTTTTTACGAAAATAAAACGTGCTGTTGTAACTGTTGGCTTGGCCCTGTCGTCCGCTGGAAGATCTCTGTTTCCTTCAATCTTCCGATAATACAATTTTACCACCTTTTTTTTGACACTTTTCCCAACTTTCAGCGACTTTTTAAAAAAATACTTGTATATTTCTTTTCCAACCCTTCAAAAAATGGTTTTATGATATGCCGATAGACTGAATTCTTTGACATAAAGAGCTCGAGTGCCACCCCTTCGACGTTTTTCGTTCGCGTTACATATAGCGCCTTGATTGCCTCCCAACTCGAGGGAGCGCATGAGCTTGTATATTCTGTGATCGCTTCTGCGAGCGTATAGAGTCGAATCAATTCCGGATCATTTTCTTTTAAGATCACGTTTTTAAGGGCTTCTGGCGTGTTAGTTGCTGCCTTGCTCTTAATAAACCAATTCTCGTCGAAATTTTGATAAGGGAAAGTGATCTCTTCGATTCGTTCTTTGATCTCTTTATCGAATGGATATCTTCGAAGTGCGTCGATTAGATATCCGTATCTTGTTTCAATTCTCAAGCTCCCCTCCTTTCTAGCCTCGACTGAGCTTTATACTTCTTTCTCGTAAATGTCAAAGGCGCCTCTCTTGTGATTGTTTCGGAATTCCAACGCTTCGGCTTTTGTTTTAAATTCAAACTCCTCGAATGTCGTCGAATGATTGCAATCCCAGCGCGTCAACTTGTTATACTTTCTCACGATATAGACTTTCACACTATCCCCCAACGCCGTTAATATCGGCGATTTCTTGTAATTCTTGTGCCATACGTGAATTATAGTCATTGTTCAATTTATTGATAATCACGTCTTGCATGACGTTTTTTTCTTCGGCTTTTTCCAGCTCGTTCTTTTGCGTCCGGATTGTTTGCTGTAGCTCGCTGTTGCTCGTTTCAAGCGTCCGTACTCTTGCGTTCAAATTGACGCATACCACGAATAGGACCAAGAATACAAACGCGATATTTGCGCATACTAGTTTTACATTATTCGTCATTTTCTCGTCCTTCTTTCCACATAGCGAGCCCGATCACTGCGAGGCCACCAAGCCATGCAAGAGATAGGAGCCCGAATATAACAGTTAATAAGTCCATTAGTTTTCCTCGTTTTTTCTCTCAAAATACCTTAAAGCAAGCCAAACATCTGATAGGGTTGGCGTGCCTTTGAAAATACCATTCCATTCCATCGAATGAAAATTGAAACCACCTCCAAAATATTCAACACGAAAGTATGGTTCTTTTTGATCTTCATCTCGAAAGATTGAATTTATTTGATTGGTATTTATTATGCGTTCTTCTGAATTGTTTCTGAAAATAACAAACATCACTCAGCCCCTCCATGAAGCACCATCAAAAACTTTACCACCTCTAAAAGGCGATCCCGCAACTAATAAACGTTCAAGGTTTGCTCTTCTTGTTTCCAAAAAGACCTCCTTGAATAATTCCCAAGCTCTGGTTTTAGATAAACGCTTATCATCTTGTTTTTTTAATTTTTCGACCAATCTTTTTCTTGTTTTATTCAGCGACATCACTCCACCTCCTTAACTTCAAACATTTTGCTATTAAATACCTCACCAAAGCCAGCTTCTTCTAATTCTTTGCGGGTGTGGTGCGCATTTACATCTTCATAGTTATTAGGATTGCCAAAATACCACGTTTCAAAATCAATATTGCGTTTTAATGTTCTTGTTTGGTCTGTAACACCTTTCATCTTCACTAAATACCGCTTCTCTTTATCGATTGTGTAGCCGAATTGGTGCATATTGACAAGGGTCTGGAATGCCTCACTTGAATGATTAAACCATTTTTTAAATTCATCATCTTCTATCTCATCCCAATCCATAATATAATTCCACAAGTTATATTCTAGGTCATGTTTATTCTCCTCATACCAATCAGCAACAAACTGCGGTACTGTGACTTTCTCACGTTCAATAAAACCTTCCACCTTGCCTTGCTCATAACCTTCACGCCATTTTGCAAGACTGAAATCTCGCTCAAATTCACCCATGATAGCTTTAAGCCAGACCTCTCTATCATGCAATGGTAATTCTCGTAATCTTGCTAGTATGTTCTTAACGTAGCGTGGAGCTTCATCTGCGTGACCTGCTTCTGGTTCGTCTAGTTCAGAAGCAAGTTCTATTGCCAAGTCAAGCTCAATGTATTCTATTTTGTTGCCAAAAATTTTTTTGAAACTTTTCATCCGTTCAATCAGCTCTTGTTTATTCATTTTTCCATCTCCTTTGGTGGTTTTGGGTAGCTCATCCAAAAAATTACATCTTCATCAGTGTTCTCAAAACCAATTCCCTCAAAATAATCAATCCATTTATCAGTGTATATACTTTGTGTGTTTGGATTATAGACAAGGACTTCTTCATCAATATTTGGAGTTTTGCCTTCCCAAATAAATTCAATACCATCATGAAAATATTCCTTTTCATCTTCAGCAATATTTCTTGTTGTTAACTTATTCCATTCCATCATTCCACTTCCTTTACTTCAATACCCTCACAATCAAACACCCATCCAAAGCCAGCTTCTTCTAATTCTTTGCGGGTGTGGTGCGCATTTACATCTTCATAGTTATTAGGATTGCCAAAATACCACGTTTCAAAATCAATATTGCGTTTTAATGTTCTTGTTTGGTCTGTAACACCTTTCATCTTCACTAAATACCGCTTTTCTTTCTCAACTGTGTAGCCGTCAAGCCAAGCGCGGGCGAATATTCTTTGGTTAATTTCAGACTCTAAAAAAGTTATTAGTCTTGAATGGTCTTCTTGGTTTGCATAGTTGTAGAAATCTATTTCATTAACCATTAGAGCACGAGTAAGTGATAACAATGTATTTTTGCAATACTTAATCCAATCCGCCACAAACTGCGGGACGACTGGCTTCTGCGGTTCGTCTAGTTGTTTCAGATCTTCCAAAACTGAATTGACTGTAACCATAGCAAAACGAGCACCCTCATATTCTTTTATTAACTCTCGCTTATTCATTCTTCAAATCCTCCTCTTTAACAAACGTTCCGTCAATCCATTTACCTTTTCGGCCTTTGATTTCGTTATATGCCAGATCGAAGCATTCCACAAAGTCGTAGTTGAGTGTCTTACTAATAGATTTTAAGTAAGCAACCGCATGCACCAGATTATGCTGACACATTTCTTTGCTTGCCAAATTCTGTGACAATTGGAATTCTGAAATGTTCGCATTTAGCAATTTAAAACTTTCCATCACTTCTTTGCGCATGATACCATCTGCTTGCTCAAAGATACTATGTACATCCACGTCAATCAAAAGAGCCAATCCTACAATAACAACTGCGAAATCACCAATACTGTCTTTAGTCAACTTCTCATTTTGCTTGAGGTATCCAGCACATAGCTCACCAAATTCCTCACTTAGTTTTAATGATTGCTTGTCCAATCGTCCACTGTGTTCAAGGTCACGGTCTGTAAACCATTTCTTGGTTAACGTTACCAATTCATTTTCTAGCTTTTTCATTTTCTCCTTGATCCTTTCTTTAATCGCACGCTCACGGCCCATAACTGCCGTTCTACCGATATTCTTCTGTATGAGCAAATTACTGCTGGTATCTGCCAAACGCTCTCGATCTAATCTAATTGATCGCTTAATTAATTCAATTTCCATGTCTGATTCATCTTTCTCAAAATGTAGAGGGTTGCTCATGCCCTCTTATATTTCGAAAAAGAGAAGACTACCTTTCTTAAATTATAGTGAGCAATGCCCGATAAGTGGTATTGCACCACTTCGGAGTCTGTGATCGGGCAACTATCGGGGCTGGTCGATAGTATGAAATAAAACGCAATTTTTAAAAAATATAAGGAGATTTTGAAAATAAGGAAGAAAATTTCCAGCCCTAATCCCATAGAGGGAATTGAACCCTCTGAGGTTTCCAAGCCTCGCCCAGCATAGGACGCAATGGGTCAATAGCATTGCTGCGAATTATCGTCATTAAATAACTTTTAATTATATTGACCAGTCGCAAGCGTATATCAGACTTACTCGTATGATAATAGTAGTAAAGAAGGCTTCCTCATTTCTAAAATTCGTTATAGTTTTGATATACAAGGTTAGTCGTGATAAACCACCAGTAGCTTTATCACAACTTATTTTGAAGCCCCTCACATAGCTTCTTATCAGTGTATAAAATATTATAGTCTGTGAGGTTATGACTGACAGACCTTTTACAATCTGCCAGCCTTAATTAGAGGCCCATCCTCAAAGCCTTCTCAAGATATAGCTGAGAGGCCACTTCACGCTCTTTTCTTCGCCCTTTGTTACGATATTTCAAAACAAATTCATCAAGTGCCATGTCCATCTTGATCGTCATACACTCTGGATAGTAGTCGCTATAGAACTGCATACATTCAAGCAAGAATTGATTGTCAAGATAGCCTTCTAATTTTTTGAGTTGAGTTGGTGGTGGCATCCGTCTCTCACGTTTTGCTTTGCAGAAATAACCAGATACTTTCTCACAATCGGCCTTCTTCCAGAATGTACTAGCAGGGCCTTGCTCTTGCATGAGCTTGTCGTACCGTCTAAAGAACTCTGTGACAATCTTCGCCATTAGTTTTCACGCTTTAATGCGATCCGTGCCATACCACCAAGTAAGAACATACCAGCGAATGACAAGATTAGACCACTTTCTGATCCCGTATTAGGGAGCGTGTGAGCGTTTGTTTGTGTTGCTTGATAAATAACATTCACTTGTTCTTTCCGTGGCTCTACGGTCGTTTTAGACGGCTTAGAATTGATTTCAGAAGGAACGCTCGGTTTATCTGTCTTAGGTTGTGGTTTTGGTTCGTCACGTTTAGGATCTGGAATATCGATCACAAGCTCTTGTTTGTACAAGATAGGAGCTGGTGGTAAGAGTGGAATATCTTCGATTGGAAGATAAGGCTTATCAAGGATTGGTGCTGGTGGCATTAATGGAATATCATTAATGTTGATAGATGGTTTGCCATATTTTGGAGCGTCATTAGGAATTTCCCAAACAGGTTTATTCTCACCTTGAGCATCACCACGACCACCTACAAGCTGAATCTTTTGGTATGCAACAGAACTAGCATCTTCGGCTTTAAGCTCAATCTTGTTGGTTGGATTAGTTGAATCTTTTACAGCATTTACAAGTTTAGTTTTGTAGTATAAGTAAATCATGTGATCCAAACGATCCATTTTGATCTCAAAACCATGATCTGATTTGCTGATTGACTTAACCAAGTCCATAGCAGATCCCTTGTCAATCCATGGATCCAAACTTTCAATGTTCTTCACTTCAAAGTAGTTATCAACTAGCTTTTGGTTCTCGCTCATCTCGTCAATGATGGTCACGTAGTTTAACACACGTTTCGCATAGTTAACCCGTGACGTCCAATTGATCACTGTAGGATCGGCTTTGTCTTGTTCACCCCATTTAGTGACCAATTCATCTTTACCAATGACTCCTTCTGAACCAACGTTAGCAGTCACAACTGTACCGTTAAAGTTAGCAGTTACTGGCTTACCTGCTTCAACCTTGTCAGTCCAACTTGCATCCAGCTCTAGGCTCATGCTCTTATTAAGAGGGTGATTTTTAAAATAGTCATTGAATACAGTTGTCACCTTGTTAGTTGTTGCATCTGCTGTAGCTTTACCAACAACAGCCTTTTCGGGATTATGCACATCAAATTCATAGGAGGTCTGAAATTTTACTTCTTGAGGTAAATCAAAAGTAACCTTGTCACCTTCGTTCACTTCAATTTCATCTGGGATCTTAATATCTTCGTACTTAACCTTAAATGGGGTGTACCGTCCATTGCCTTCTGGTTGTTCCACTGTCACATTTGGATTTGTTACTTGAATGATATTGTCATGCTTGCTAAACTGTGCAGCATTTCCCGATTGGTTTGAATCGTTGCTTGTGCTTCCTGTTTCTGCATTTGAATTTTCAGTAACTGGTTGTTTAGCAGTCTCCGTTGTTTCATTTTTTTCTGCTCCAGTTTTTCCAACTGCTGGAGCTGCAACTGTGCTTGTTCCATTTCCTGTTGCAGTTGTTGCTTGTACGTTGGTTTCATCTGCTTTCACTCCTTGCGCTGTTGCGACTGCTGCGATTGTTGCGACTGTTGCGACTGTTGCTAAAACTAATTTTTTGTTCATGGTTGTTATCTCCTAAATTTTTTTAATTTTTATTTCAATTCGTGGATTTGGTGAATAGACCTTTCTCGTTGTATGTTCTACAACTTGGTTATCGTCCCACCAAATACAATTAGCATCTGAAATGCTGTCATATATTGCCTTTTCCAGATTGTCTAAATCTGGCTTCTTGGCACAATAGATTTGCTCGTTTAAAAATCGTTCGTATCGCTCCCACGTTTTCGCTTTAGCTTTTGGTGTGGGTTTCTTTGATACGACTTGAGAGGCTTTTATATAAAACGTGACTTCTGTCTTGAGATAACCTTGCATCTTCTCGCCCTTGTATAGACTTTTAATGAGATATGTAGCTGATCTGCGCCATGCTTTCATCTTCGGGTCTTCGTATGCCCCACCTCGACCAAATTTTGGGCGGGTCTGAGGTTTTGGTTCAATAGGTATTGTTAAATTAATCATCTGAAAGACCTAACATTTTTTTAAATAAGATATTAAGGGCATCGTGATTGCACTTTTCAATACTTTCATCTGGTTCATGTAACTCTGATCCATCTTCTTCCGTGATCTCATACTCAGCTTTAATTTTAACCAAGCGACCACCTACTTCCTTAGCTAGATTTCTCATGGATTCGTTAGTTTCATCATCTCCTTTTTCGAAAATCAAGGCATCACGTACATCATCAGTAAAATAAGCACTAAATGTTAGTGAATTCTTATTATTTTTATATTCTGCCAAAAATCTGTTTGTTCCATTTTGTGCGATTGCGTAAAATTCATTTTGTTGTTTCATTTTGTTTCTCCTTTTTTTAAAATAAAGTTAGTTGCTGTTTAAAATCTGAAAGAGTAAGTCCGATTGATCTCAAATCCTTACTGATAGCGGTCAAGTCATTAGTGATAATCACTTTATTTAATTCCCGTGAATACCGCTGTGTCTGGTATCCACCCAGATCGTCCTTGTCCCATATATCTTGTATAGACTTGATTTCTGGGTACTCTCTCGAAAAGTGTTCTTCAATCCATGTCATAGGCTTAGAATGGTAAATCATCATTTGAGATGTCCATCGGATTACCTTGCATCGGTTCGTTGTGTCCAAAATCAGGTTGGTTATACCCTTGTGATTGTCCAGCTTCACGATCTCTCCGACTTTCTAAAAGTTGGAAGTTATCTGCTGCGACCTCAGTCACATATACCCTTTGACCTTGCTGGTTCTCATAGCTTCGTGTCTGAATACGTCCCGTGATACCAATCAAAGCCCCTTTCTTGGCCCAATTCGCTAGATTTTCTGCTTGCTGTCGCCAGATCACACAGTTGATAAAATCAGCTTCACGCTCTCCATTTTGGCCTTTGAAATTGCGATTGACTGCGAGTGTGAAAGTGGCAACTGCCATACTGTCATTTACATATTTTAGTTCTGCGTTTTTTGTGAGCCTTCCAACAAGGCAGATAGAGTTCAGCATAATTTTTCTCCTTTTTTCCATTTGTATTTGTATGTGCATACCAATGCTGTTGGTATCCCTAAAATTCTTGAAATATCTACATTCCTTAATCCATTTTCAAACATAGATACCATCTCTTTTCTAGAATATTTATATTTCATTCGTTGTTCTGTATATGTTCTTCTTTTTATTTTTTCTCTTTTTAGAACTTCGATGATTGTTGTGCAGTTAGTCCCACTATATTTTTTAGCAAGATATTTAATGGATTTGCCCGAAATATATTCAGAAATAACTTGTTCTTTATTTTTCCATGCAAAACTTTTGTGATTTCCATAAATAGACGAATGAACCATATTTTCTTTTTGTGTGCACCATTCCAAATTTTCGACATTGTTATTTAAAGGGTTGCTATCCAAATGATTTACATACGGCTTATTTTCTTTGTTTGGGATAAAGGCTTCTGCCACTAGCCTATGTACTTTTAGAGACTTCTTTATTTTGTTCTTTGCAAGCTCTACTTTTCTATAGCCAGTCGTCGTCATAGATGTTTTTAGTATTCTAGGTTTTTTATATCTTGCATGATAACTTTTCACTCTTCCATGGCTTGATATTTTATACAGGCCCTCATACCCCACGATATCCCTCCACTCTTCTGCGGTAGTGTCATACATCTATCAGTTTCCTTTCAATTTTCCTAAAAGCATTTCTGCTTGTTCTACTTGTGATTGTTTAATTTGCTTGTAGTTCGCAACATTTAAATGTTGTAAGAACCATTTAGCAATTGAACCATCTTCTTTTCCCTTAGCTTCTGCGATACTAGCAATCTCTTTGAGATACTTGTTTGCTTGCTCTACTGAGATAACTGGATCATTGTAGTCAATTTCTTCGTTTTCGTCCATTTAGTAACACCCTCAACACATTCGTGTGTTCGATGTCCCTTCTTTCATAGATTTTTAATAAGGCTTCAAGCTCTTTTATCCGTTTTGATTTTTTAAAGAACATTTTCCATGCTCCAATCATTATCAGAGTGAGAGTGTTTCCGTGCTTCTGCAAGGAAAGCTAAATATTCGTTTACTCCTTCCGTTTTGACTTCTTCCACTCCCTCATCTAGTGCATCTGTTAGCGATTTGATTTTTTGCTCACGAGCTTTCTTCCGTTGTGCCCGTTTAAAATCCCAAACCGCACCGATGAAGCCAGCCACAAAGAATGTTCCCCCAATTGTCATGCATCCTAAAATATCATTTAACATTTATAAATCTCCTTATTTATTTTTCTGATAGCGTGATAATAACCGCTATCTATGGGTATCGTGTACCCTGTCAAATCATCTAATTGGCTTCCGTCTGCCATGATATTCACAACTAGCGGTCGCCATTGCGTTCTTGTAGTTTTCATGCTATAATTCCCTTATAAAAGTTTTATCTATTGGTCTTTTGGGCTTCCTTCCCAAAGGGCCTTTTTTATATTTTTCCAGCTAGACGACAAGCGTACAGATCCATGATCTTGCCATGTGCAACATCTGGATCACTAGCTAGTAACTTTGCTTTAATTTCATCTGAAAGCTCGTAGCAAGTAGCTTCAAAGCCCACAATCATTTTGTCAATCAAAACGGCAATTTCCTCCTGTCTTCTGCATCGCTTGGATACTTAAAGTAAAGATCCTGTCCGCCTTTTGTAATTCGGCTTCTTAGCCCATCATCGTATGCTTCCTTCATCGCTTTTCCTCCCATGTTGGTTGTGATAATGGTTTTATCACGATGATCTAAAAGCGTGTAGAGAAAGTCTTGCTTCCACTGTCCACGATCTCCCTTCCCTAAATCATCAAGAATTAGAAAGTCAACATTAGTCAGTAGATCCAGCCAGTCATTAGTCGACATCGCCCCTTTCTTATCGAATCCACCTTGGATCTTCTGAAATAGCGTTGGCACATTGATAAACAAGATACTTTTAGGGATTTTATTCGCTTTGAAATCTGCGTTTAGCTTTTCTGCGATTGCTAGTGCGAGGTGTGTTTTACCTCGCCCAGCCTCTCCCATAATAAGAGCGTTCCCACGGCCATCTTGCAAATAATGATGTACCAGTCTCAAAGCGTAGTTCTTAGCTTTTTGATCTGTTCCATTCGATACCGTAAAAGTTTTGAAAGTTGCGTTCTTCATTTCTGGAGGTATGATACTGTTTTTGTCAAAGACTTGATAAGTCTTTCTTAAAATCGTATCGTTGTGAGCCTGCCCTATTTTCTGCTCTTTTTCTCGCGCCATCTTTTCCCTTTGACACTCCGGGCAAAAGGTTCTGTTCCGTTCGTCCTGTAGCGGTACATCATCATTTAACGACCACTTAAAGCACGAATGTATTGAGCAAGTCTCTTGCTCGTTGATATGGTAGACAAGTGGTAAATCCATATTGTCACCTCCTAGAAACCTAATTCTGGATCAATTTCATGGACGCTTATATCAGTTCCAAGCAGTGCATACTTGCCAGATTTGAAATCTTTTGGCCGATTGTTCTGATCTTTTTTCTTTTCTTCAAAGATACGATCTGACTTTTTGACTTCTTCCAGTGTTGTATATCCTTTTTCTTTCCAAGACTTCAAGATCTTGTCAAGATAGTTAAAACTGGTAGATCCTGCGTCTTCAGTTTTTTCTACAGCGTACTGGATCATAGGAATTGTAAAGTGATCTAATGCGATATAGTCCATTAACATTTGAGTGTGACGCTCATTGATTTTGATGTTGCTATCTTTGATAATCTTTGATAAAGATTTATGACCAGCGTCATCGTCATTATCTACTGACCTTGACTCTACTAGACTATACTGATCTATACTATACTCTCCTATACTATCCTTACCTATACTATGCGGACACTTGCCCGTCACTTGTCCGTCACTTGTCAGACACTTGTCTGTCACTTGTCCGTCACTTGTCAGACACTTGTCTGTCACTTGTCCGTCACTGATTTTTTTAGGCTTTGCAACTCGTTTACCATCTACTATTAAGTTGGTTTTTTCTAGTAGCAAATCACGATAGCGTGACGGTTGTACACGATCAGCACGTATTTTATTTTGTTCTTCAAAGTCTGTAATGAAATACACCATGTCATCATTAAGTGGTAAGATGAATTTCTTAACTACTAGCAAACCTAGTGAATCCTCTTTTGCCCCGATCATTCGGACAATTGGGAAAGCCTCTACAACTCCATCATCATCGCTTGATAAGATCAAGTGTGTATAGAGTGCTTGCGCCTCAAAAGGCATCATCAAGAATTGCCGACTTTGAAAAATCTTTTTTGATAACATCCTTCTTTCTGCCATTATTCTCCTTTCTATTTACTCTACGCCACACCATTTCAACCAACCAAACTCATTTGGCCATTGCGGTTTTTGATTTCCAATTTAGTGTTGGCTGATGGCTCCCAGCTTCCCCAATAGTCAAATGCTTGTTCTTCGTCTTTACGTTTCAGCAAGTCATATCGTGGGATTCGGAAGTATTCCTTGAAGTCTTTGGCAGCCTGTGAGAATACCGATTGTGCAAATTTTCGATCTTTGTATGCTTGGCTATCTTTACCGCCCAGCAATTCGACCACTTTTTGCTTTCGCATTTTTTCAAGTGCTAAACAAACTGACGGATTGACTGGCTGTTCATTTTTCAAATAATCTACATCGGCTGATAAGACGGACTGTCCTTCTTTCAGCTTTTTTAGTTCCTGCAACGCGTGGATCATCACATCTTCTGTAGTTAAATCATTGTTGATTTTTGCAATTTCATTTGTCATTCAAATTCTCCTTCCAAAATGTTGTTTTCTTTGCGAATGTCGTTCAGATCGTTGAAAAATCTCAACCCTCGACTGATGAAGCTATCAAATTCATCTTGGACGATTCCGTCTGCTTTCAAAACATTCTTTTCGTCTGCGTAGATCAGACCGCCCATGCTTGCTAAGAAGTCGTTTCCTTTTTGCAATAGACTTGTGATATTCTTGTAAGCTGAGATTTGCTTTTGTACGCTATTGAGTTGGCCCTGTGATTCTTCAATCGCTCGTGTCAATTCATCATACTGTGCAGATTTCTTATCAACTTCTGCACGCTGGGCCATCATATCGTTTAGCTTGTTATTGATAAACTCAGAACGCTCTTTCATCGCCTTCATGCTGTCGGACAGTTCTTGGTTCTTCACTAACAATCGCTTATTTAGCTCCTGTGTGGCTCTGTAATCGTCTGGAACAACTTCCTTGATTGTTTCCCTTACCTCGACTTTAGAAGCCCTTAGAGCCTCATTCTCGCCCTTTAGAAGCTCGTTTGCTTGCTTGCTTAACTTCAACTTGTTTTCGAGTTCTCGAACCGTTGGATTCTCACCTTCCTCGATGCGTTTAATTTGTTCTTTTTGCTCTTCTTCTGGAAGTGAGGCGATAAGATGCAATGCTGTTGTCCCAAAATACGACAACGTTGTCGTATTTGGAAGTTCTTTTGCAATCTTCATCATTCTTTGAGCTTCACGAATGTGTATCCCTTGTCGTTCTACCCATTCAGTGAATTCACCGTGAGCAAGATCGTTTTCCTTTACATGATTCAATCGCCTACCAATTTCCCAAATGGACTGGCCAGCAATTTGTTTGTGATGGTTGATTTCAAGTTCTATCTGAGATAGATTATTTGATAAAGCCAATTCATTCATTTCTTAATCCCTCTTTTCACGGTTAAACCGTGATTTTATCTAAAAAATTAATATCGTTGTACGATATTTCAAATACTGATTCAATCTTCTTTAATTTTGGTATGTCTGGATATGTTTTATAATTCTCCCAATTCGACCACGTTTCTTTTGAGACACCAACTTTTTTGGCTGCCTGCTCTTGAGTCCAGTTATTTCGAACCCTTAACATTTTCAGCGTTAACTGTGTCATTCTTTCACCTCCTTATTATTTAATTCCCTACCGTTATTTGGTATAATTAAAACAAAAACAAATGGAGCAATATTATGGAATTATCTACTGTTGATTATTACTTCAGTACAGTCTCGAAAACTTTAACCATTCAAATTCCTCAAACTTGTCCTTGGTGTGGCATTGGGAATAATCCTACCAACACCGAAGCAGGAAAGATTGAAATCCGAGAGGGTTACATTTTTAGCATGTACCATCATTGTCCAGCTTGTAAGAAATACCACATGACAAATCAAGAATATTTACGTCAAGCTGATAAAACGACTATGGTTCTTGTTTACCCCAATAAAGTCACTATTGATATCGACCATCTTTTTGTTGAATATGCTCCTAGATTTGTAGAATTTTACAGCGAAGCTATTGAAGCAGAAGAAAATGGGTTAGAGAATATCGCAGGAACAGGATACCGCTCTGCTGTCGAGTGCTTAATTAAAGATTATGCCTTGGCATTTGAATTAGATACAAAAGAATATCTATCTGACCCAAAATTAACTTTTAATAATGCCATTGACAGGTATGTAAAAGATGACGATCTTTTAAAAGGCGCTCTCCATTTTATCCGAACAGTCGGCAATGACTATACACATTGGAATAAAAGTACCAGTATTTCATTACCTGTACTGAAAAACTATGTAGATATTATCGTTCAAATCTTTAAATCTAAATTTATGTTGAAGAATCTTCCGAAGGTTTGATTCCTAAACGCATTTCAATTTCTGAGATGCGTTTTTCTTGTTCAGCAACTTTTTCATATAATTCTTCGACAGAATAAGCTATGATTTTTTCCATTTCTTCTCTCCTATCTAATTAAATTTAAAATTACAATCACAATAATCGCTCCTACTGCGATCAAACCGCCAATTCCCCATTTTTTGTCGTCCATTGCTTTTCTCTGGACAGTATGCTAAACTTAAGTCGTAGGGTTGGGGCTTGCGCCCCTCCTACAACTTCGGGCGTAACTCTTATTTAAATAAGAGTTGAAGTATCACGGCGATTAGGGCTATGATCGCCGCTATGACTGTGGCTCTTGGTTGTGTTAACCAAGGGTCTTTTTTCTTTTGCCTTCGGTTCAGCATACTGTCCTTCCTTTCTTTTGTTTTTGGTTAATTCCTTAACCTTGATTATATTTTATCACGGTTTAACCGTGATGTCAATAAAAAAATACGTTTTTTTTTATTTTTTTATCATTTTTCTTTACTTTTTTACGCTTTAACCGTAAAATATAGTGAAAGGAGCGTTTTTTATGGCATTAGGAAATAAAGAGATTATGTCTCAAAATATAAAATACTACCTTCAAAAATCTGGCAAAACTAGAAATGATCTAGTAGCTGATTTGAACTTGAAGTATATGACTGTTTCTGATTGGATAAATGGTAAAACATATCCACGGATTGATAAAATAGAAATGCTCGCAAATTACTTTGGTGTGATGAAATCAGATCTTGTTGAAGTTCGTTCGTCAACACAAAATATTGTTGAGAATTATATCGTTGACAAAATTGTTAATACTGTTAAAGAACTCGACCCAGAACCTTATCAGCGTAACGTGTTGACTTGTGCAGAGAGGCAACTTGAGGAACAAAAACAAGCCAAGAAGAGACTTGCTGAAGTCCATGATATAGTCGTTGAGTATATAGCCTACAACTACTACGACCAGCCTGTATCTGCTGGTACAGGGCAATATCTGAATGAAGTACAGATAGAGACGATTCAACTGCCTGTGAAGGTGGACGCTGATTTTGTTTGTCCCATTTATGGCGATTCTATGGAACCAAATTACAAATCTGGGGATTATGTTTTTGTTAAATTGACAGTAGAGCTTCCGAGTGGCACGGTTGGGGTATTTGACTACGAGGGAGAAGCCTATATCAAACAGCTTATTATAGAAAAAGATAAGGCCTATCTAAGAAGTTTTAACAAGATATACAAAGATATACCAATTGATTCAAACAGCGATTTTAGGATCATTGGTAAAGTTGTAGATGTGTACAGAGAAGAATAGGAGAGGAGTTATGGATTTAGAAAATGCAAGACTAAAATTAAAATGTAACAACTGCGGAAATAATATTATTTTAACTTTCCACACTCGCAAATGTCCAAAGTGTGGGATTGAATTTACTGAGGATGAAGTAAAACAAGTGTTTTATGACTATGAAAGTCGCGTAGAAAATAGCAAAGCTACACAAATAGGAAACGCTCTCGAAACTACTGGTGAAGCTATACAAGGTTGCGGACAAGCTATTAGTAGTCTTGGATGTTTAATCATCTGCATCTTGTTACTAATTCCACTACTACATTTTATTTTTAGTTTAATGTAAATAAAAAGCCCCACGCTCTCAAACTTTGGCGAGTCTGAGCGTGAGGTAGTCAAGATAAAGAAAGGCTTCAAAATGAATATTTTGAAAGGTGTCTTTCTGTGCTCTATTTTAGCAGAAATGGAGTATAGAAACAATGGATAAGATCAATAAAGTCGCTCTATATGTGCGCGTGTCTACTCTTTCTCAGTTAGAAGAGGGGTACTCGATAGAAGAACAGAAAGCAAAGCTAGAGAGCTACTGCGATATAAAAGACTGGCATATATACAAGGTTTATACTGACGGGGGTTTTTCTGGGTCTACGACTGAAAGGCCAGCCCTGGAACAACTGATAAAAGATGCCCAGAGCAAGCTATTTGATACAGTACTAGTATATAAGCTGGACCGTTTGAGCCGTAGTCAAAAGGACACGCTATACTTGATCGAGGATATATTTTTAAAAAATAATATCGAGTTTGTCAGCCTGCTCGAAAACTTTGACACGTCTACACCTTTCGGGCGGGCCGTTATAGGTTTATTGTCCGTATTCGCTCAGCTAGAGCGCGAGCAGATAAAAGAGCGTATGCAACTAGGCAAGTTAGGACGTGCCAAAGCTGGAAAGTCTATGATGTGGGCCAAAACTTCCTACGGGTACAACTACGACAAAGAAACGGGGTCAATGACCGTTAACGAGTATGAGGCTCTGGCAGTCAAAGAGATATATTCATCATACTTGGCTGGTATGTCAATAACTAAACTTAGAGATAAAATCAACGAGGAACACCCAAAACAGCCGGCTTGGAGTTATCGCACAATCAGAGGAATACTAGCCAATCCTGTATATTGTGGACTAAATCAATACAAGGGCCAAACATTCCAGGGTACACACAAGCCCATAATCTCTCTAGTAGATTTTGAGCAGACTCAAAGAGAACTGGCCAAACGACAACAAACGGCCAAGGAATTATCAAACCCTAGACCATTCCAGGCAAAATATATGCTATCTGGCCTGGCACAATGTGGATACTGTCACGCGCCCCTTAAAGTTATTTTAGGGGCTGTAAGGAAAGATGGCTCACGATTTAAACGGTATGAGTGTTACCAGCGACACCCGCGAAAGACAAGGGGTGTCACGGTCTACAATGACAACAAGAAATGCGAATCCAGCTATTATGACATGGAATTATTAGAGCATTATGTACTAACTCGCATTTCTCAGTTACAAAATGATCCAGACAAGATACAAGAATTGTTTTCGGACGATACAAGCCCAGCGGTTGACAAGCAAGCAATCCAGAAGCAGATAGACAGTCTAACACTCAAATTAAGTAAGCTAAACGATCTATACTTGGACGATAGGATCACGCTGGACGAATTAAGGGCCAAGTCTGCAGATTTTATCAAGCAGAGGGCCACGCTGGAAGAAGAAATAAAAAAAGCATCAACTGATAAGCAAGCGGGCCAAAAAAAGAAGATAGAAAAGCTATTAGATGCCAGTAGTGTACTGGATATGTCCTACGATAATCAAAAAGTTATTGTCAGAGAGTTGATTGACAAGGTGCAAGTCACATCTGACAAGGTGGTTATACGCTGGAAAATTTGA